AGTACCAGTAGCAGCAGAACCACCACTTAAATACAATCCGTTTACTTGACCTAAATAGTAAGCAACATCATTTTGATCCACCGCAACGATTTGTATTTGATCGTTTTGACCTAATACTAATAATTGGTTTCTCTTATCTTGATCGTACTTGAATAGAATAGCAGTTAAAACTTGTTCCCAGAAGATAGTACCGTTTTCGAAGTTTTTGGTTGTATTTTGAGATAAAGAAGAAGTGTTTCTCTTTAATTGAAAATTGTACCAAACACCTGAACCAGTAATACCAGTGATAGGACCAGTTGTACCTGTAATACCAACTGAAGATACAGAAGGTGCTGTTGCACCACTTGCACCTAATACCCAAATACTTTTAATACCACCTATTCCATCAGAACAACCTAAGTCAACTCCTGAAGATATATAACAACTCATATGTGTATAATTTATTTTTTTGTTTATTTTAAATAAGGGGGACTTTCACCCCCTCAGTTTTTATATTGAAATTAAGCTAAGTTGTTAGTTGCGAAATATGCAGTTGAACCAAACGTAGCGATTGTTACACCGTAGTTGTAGTTTGCACGTAAACGTAACTCATCAAAATCTTTTGAGTACCAGATAACTAATTTCTCGTGATCAGATAATAAGTCAAAACCTACAACCATATACTCACGTGGTCCGATAACAACTTGGTTAGAACCGTTCAAACCGATAGTTGGAACAACTTTAACGTTAGTGTTAGGATGTGTAGCTTCCATCATTGCTGTAATATCAGTACCACCGATATAGTTAGCGAAGAAGTTAGCTCTTGTTAATGCTTGTACATATAAACGGAAGTTAGCATATGACATGAAAACTACTAAGTCTTCACGAGACATTGCATTGTCGTCTAATACGTTGATTAACTTGTCAACTTCAGTGATAGGGTTACCTGATACACCATAAGCTGCAGATGAACTGAAAGTTACACCGCTTGAGTTAGCAACACCAGTTGTACCTGTGCTAATCAATGATTTGAAACCATTGAAACAAGATGAACCAGTTGTAGCTTGCCACAATTGTTGCTCAATTCTTTGTTGGATTTGTTTAACTTTTAAATCAGCAATTTGTTGTTCAAATGGAACTGACTCAGATGTTTGACCTGGAGCCATTAACATTGATTGGTATGTGTCATACAAATCTTTGTAACATAAAGCTTCGTTATACTTCTCAGGACAAGTTGTGATATTAGCTTGTGTGAAAGTTGTAGTACCTGATGGTTCCCATCCGCAAGTACCATCGTTGAAATACGCTGTAGAGTTTAAAAGGTTCAACGCTTGTGTTCCTTTAATACCTAAACGTACATTTGCGTAACGAGCAGTTGTACCACCGATTAACGCTTTTGAAAGCAATTCTCCGCCCACTTGGTCTACATATGAACCAATACTAGCGACGTTGTATGCAAATTCTTCTTTTGATAAAATTTTCATTTCTTTATTTTTTTTAATTATTTTTTATTTCTTAATGACATAATCATCTCTAATTTAGAGTCTAATTCATCACTTTTAGATTGTTTATTAAAATCTGTTTTTCCGTTAGCAATTGGTTTTGCTGCTGGTTCTTTTTTGAAAGCCTCAAAGTCATTCTTCATGTCCTTCATACCATCTTTCATTTTTTTCATTTCTTCAACAAGTACTTTAACTTCTTCCATTAATGGAACTAATGCTTCAATAACTGCTCCAACCACTTCTTCAGCAACAGGTGCTATTTCAGATGGTACTTCAACAGGTACTTCAACTTCTTCCATTTCTTCAGAAATAATTTCTTCAATTTTAGAAATGATACCTTCTTTGGTTTCTACTTTAGTTCCGTCCTCAAGTTCGTGTACTCCATCTGGTGCAGGAATTTCTGCATCTTCTGTAACTACAACAACTTTAGCACCTTCTGCTAAACTATCACCTTCAACCTTAATGACTGTTCCGTCAGCCAATTTTGCATCAAGGAAAATCTCTTTTACTTTTTTGATTAAACCGTCTTTAACTTCTATTTCAAAGTTTTCAACTAATCTGTACTTACCAGTTTCTAATGCAACTCTTTCAAACTTTTCGTTCAATTTGGTAATTTTATTACCAGCTTCAAGTTTAAGAGTTTCAATAATTGTATTGTCTTCCAATTTAAATGAAGCCATTACAGGTGAGTCAGACATAAAACCAAACTGTACCATTAGATTTTTAATCTCTTGTATAGCGTTTTTTGAATTTGACATAATTGTTTTTTATTTTATTTTTTATTCTCTTATATATAAATATAAAAATCCATATATATTACGAAACTTATTTTAATATTTCTTCAATATCTCGGCTAACTCCTTTAAGAATGCTTCTTCTCTATGGAATGATGCAACCTCTTCAAAGAACCCTGATACACTAAATCCGTTTAATTCACCAGATTTAACTTTCTTCCAAACATCTTCATTCTTAACCTTCATTGATACAAACCATGTACCGATAGGTAAGTCATTATACCCGTATTTAGATGATTTATCCTCCTCAGACTCCTTAATCCAACTCTCAAATACATATACGTCACTTACCGCTTTACCATCGTGCATTTGGTCGTTATTGTCCAAATATTTGTTTCTCATATACTTCTCAGCAATCATCTTGATTGTTTCAGCTGTAAAGAACACATAATAAGGATCACCATTTCTATCCTTACGGAATATCTTTTGGTCAGGTATCATTGCTGGTCCCAATACAATTCTCTTCTCATCATCAGTTTGGAATCTTTGTTTTGACATTTTCTCTCTTTCAATTGAATTAATCTTAGACTCAGCCCAACTTAATGCTGACTTTCCACCCCAACTATCATACATCAATTTACCACATCCGTCACCATATCCTTTGCTTGATTGTAAGTCAACCTCGTGTCTTGATAGGTAAGAGTACATCCTACGTATCGTGTCTTCCGAGATGGCTTCACCCTTTGCTAATTGGTTTGCACGTTGTTTTCCCACCTCAGTTCCACAAGAACCCCAACCATTCTCTTCAACCCATTTAAGAACAGCTTTAGCATTGTTCTTAACAGAGTCAGGGTAGTCAGCATAACTATCAAACATTGTTGGTTTAACTAATGACTTTGAAATTGTGTCACCTGTTTTAACGCCAGGGTCAACATAACCACCGATACCACCAACATCATAACCCATATCTTCTTTTAGATACTCTTTAATCTTTTCAATATGACCATCCATATAGGATACATCATGTTTCATTCCACTAATCTTGTCAATCTCACCTATAATATCTTTAAAGTCATCAACCAAAGTTGCTGCTTCTGTTAATTCTAAAGGAGTTGCAACACCTGCTTTGATTACTTCTTCTTCAATTCTAAACACATTATCAGCAACTTGTGCAGCACTTCTAATCATTCCTTTTGTATCTTCATCATTATCCATTGATATAAGATGTTTGAATGTTTCTTGTGCGCCAGGACACATATGGAAATATCTTGGTTTGAAACCATATATATCCATACCATTAAATTTCTCCTTAGATAAACCTAAGTTTCTAATTGTTGATGGTGAAGGATTAGCAAGAGTTGGACCTGTTACTGTATCAGGTTGTTCATAACCCAATACTCTTGTATCAGGAGCTAAACCTGATGGAAACCCACCAACATCTACCTTACCTTTATTAACTGATGCTTTGTTGATAATTGTGGCATCTTTCTTATATTCAATTCTTGCCCATACGTGTCTACAATTGTAACCACCTCTCCATACCATAGCACTATCACCAAAGTCATTTCTGGTTTTATCCATATCCTCAATTCTCCAAACGTAATTCTTGTTGATTAAATCTCTACAGAAACTTCTTGTTGTTGGGATTATTGCTGATTGACTAATACGAGGATTTAACATGTATTTGTAACGTACATTATATTCCTTTTCATCTTCAATAGATGGTGCATTTGGACTCGTTGATATAAATCCTTCTTCACCAACGATGGTTATTTTATCAACAACCCATCCTTCGTTAAATAATTCTCGTTCATCTTGTGCTGTTTTAACCAACATCTCAAGATACTTCTCATCTTCTCCGTCAGGTATGTGAAATTCATGTGGTTTTTCTTTTTTGAACGCCACCCATTTTACTTCAATAGCTGGCTCGTCAACAAGAGATATACTATCAATTCCTGATAATTCATCCTCATCTTCAATTTTAAGTTCAAATACTTTGTCTTTTCTCATATTAATTAAATATATAAAATTTTATCTACCTTGTCCACGATAGTGTTTAGGTTTTTGTGCTTTAGGTCCATATGACTTTTGTCCGTTTGGTTGAGACTTTCTCTTACCAAATGATATTTTATTGTTTGATTGTGATTTTCCCTTAGCCATGTTATAATGTTGAAAGGTCCTTTAACCTTGCTTGTTTTTGTTGTTCACTTGTCATATCGTTAGATACAACATATGTTTTTATTACCATTGGATTTTGTTCTGTATTTGTGTTTGCAACCTTTGGATTGTCAAATGAAGCACCACCACTTGTTATTGCACTATTGAATGATGTTCCACCACCCATTTGATTTAATTGTGATAATAATGGTGCAAACATGGTTACAGCTCCTCTTGTCATTACAGCTTCACCACCTTCAGCTTCAATCATAACACCACCTTGTGCGTGTCTTGGTCCATTAATTAAACCACCTTCTTCATAGTTTCTACCTAATCCATTGTATGCTTCACCACCTCCTGCACCAGCACCACCGCCTACAGTTCCACCAGATGATGCTGAAGTACTTCCTGCTTTTTTGATTGATGCTACACCCAAAATATAACTAGCCACAACTGCAGCCGCTTGTACACCTGCAGCAGCTAAGTTAGCCCAAGCTAATGGTGATTTGATACCACCATCAGCAATAAAGTTTTTCTTTGCATTTATTGCAATAGATGTAAGTGCTGCTGCCTTCTCAATTGCTAAACCTACTAACGCTAATTCTCTTCTTTCACCAGCAAGTTGTTGTAAGATTTGTCCTACTTGTGCAGCTGCGTTTGCATATATTATTGCAATTTGGTATCTTTGTTGTTCTTCGGCAAATTTAATCTTAGTGTTTTCTACCTCAATTGCATTAATTTTATCACCATATTCTCTTCTAATTCTATATAATGTATCAGCTTGACCTTGAGCTAATTGTTCTTCAAGTGCTTGTTGTTCTTTAAGTTTCTCAATCTTTAATTTATTACGTTCAATATCTTCATTATAATCAAAATTAAGTGCTGCTGATAATTTATCCAATTCATTAATTGTATCTTGAATATACTGACTTTCAACTTTTACCCTTTCATTTGCTGCTTCTTGTAATAAATCTATTCTTGCATTTTGTCTTTCTTTATCTAATTGAAGTACTTCTAATGTAAAAGTTTGTTCTTGTGATTTTGTTTCTTTCTCAAATAAAGTTTGTAATGCTAATATATCATCATTTGTTGCACTTGCCGCTTTAAGTTTATCTAT